GCAGCCATTCGAGCGTCATTCGACTGCTGCCCGAAGTTGGACATTGCCCGGTCATAGCCAGACGATCCGAGCTTGATGCCTTGATTGCTCAATTGCGTCTCAAGGGCTGCCCGGTCCTGCTGAAGCTTCGGGTTAATCCTTGAAAACAGGGCATCTTCCGTGCGCTGCCGGTCTGCCGTGAACTCGGTGTCATAGCTGGTGCGAAGCTGGCCCAATTCAGGACGCGGGCCGAGGTCAGCCGCCGTCAATTGCTTCTGCATGTTGCCGATCAGGTCGCGGGACGTGTTCGCGCCAAGCGTGGCAAGGTTCAGGTTCGCTTGATTGTTCTGCGCAAGCGTCTGCTGCCGAACGGGTGACAGGCTTTCGGTTCGCGTAAACGTCGGGATATCATAGGACTGGCCGGTGTATGGGTCCGTGAACTGATAGGTTCCGGTCTGGTTCGTCATCTGGGTCGAACCATCCGCGCCGATCAGGTTCGCATTGCTCATAAAGTTATTAGCAATGGCGGTCGAGATATTCGCGCCGGTCTGGGCCGCCGATGTCTCCTTGGGAGGTGTCGGAGGCGGAGGGGATGAACCACCCATGGTTAGCTACTCCTGATAAATCTGGATGCGTCGCGCTGCTCAACCGTCAGCGTCATGAATGAACCGGCCCTGCCCTTGCCCCGAAGGTTCGGGATCAGGATTTGATCAAAGCCAAGTGACTTGATGATGCGAATAACGCGGGTATCTTCCGGGTCGTTCTGGGTGACAAGAAGCTGACACCCCAACTCGTCGAAGGCGTATCGGGCGATTTCACGAATGACGTTTCTGGATAGCCAGCTTTCGTCACCGCTTGCCGCTGAAAACTCAATTGTTCCATGTCGCGGGTTCCAATCGTGGAACGCCACCGCGCCTTTAAGCTTCTGGCCCTTGAACACACCGAAACACAGGTTCGGCGTTTTAAGCTGTCGCTCGTCGCCGTAAATCTGGTCGGACAGCCAGCCGGCCAAAGCGTGATTGAACTCGCTTTCCGCGCCCTGCGCCCAGACAATCTGCATCAGACGATAAGCCCGCCCTGTTCATAGGCGATGTCGAACGCCACCAGTTCAACGCGAGGCAATGGCGTGACGCCGTAGGTGACTTGAACCTGTGGAGCGAATGAAAACCCGGTTTCACCGATGCCAACCCAGCCGGTTTTGTAAGACGCCTTGATGTTCGACGTGTCCCACAAGGCGCTGTCCCATAGCCCGCTATCCCATTCCGAGGTCAGGAAGTTCGCAGGTGATGACGGCGCGCTAGGCAACGTCTCGGCGTAATCGGTTGAACCGCTCACTTTGGCGATGATTGGCGTTGCGGCCTTGAATATCGTTCGGGCCATCGTGATTGTCTTGGTTACGCCGGGTGCGTCCAGATGGTCGAATGCCCCGCTATAGGCTGCCGTGTAAGGCACTCCATCATCAGATCCGCCTGCTTCCATTTCGTAGATGCAGCCATCGTTCGCGCCGAAATAGCCTCTCCCATTGAACAGCGACATGCACCGCGTCTGCCAGTTGGTGAACCGCGCCCATGCGCCCGTCTGGATGTTGCAGACAAAGCAAACGTCATCCAGCCCGGTCACGGGAGGCAGCGAGACCACCATCATCGAATTGGCTGACCATTTCAGGATCTCGAATGGCAGCGAAATTCGGTCCTTGGCTTCCTTCCGCCATTCCGGTTCTATCGCGCGAGACACTGCCGACAATGATAACGCGGCGCTGTCCTTGCTGACGGCTTCCGACAGGGCGATGACGCCTTCCTCGGTCGCAATGAGCAGATCCCCACCGGCCTGCATGATTGCCTTCATGCCAAGAGGGCGGCTGATGTTATAGACGCCTTGGATTGACCACTTGGTAGGGTCGGACGGGTCGGTGCCTTGATAGATGGCCACCTCGCCAGTCGTCGAAACGAACACGCATTTCTGGTTTGTGCCATCGCCGGCATCAAGCGACCATGTAGCGCCGAACAGCAATGCGCCGCCATCCTGGAACACGCCGGCAAGCGATATGTCCTGAGCCGCGCCACCAACGCTATCCACGGGCAGGAACCACGCCGTCTGGGTGCCGCCCTGCACCATAAAGATCCGATTGGAGTAAACCCAGCCCTGAGACAGAAGCGAAGTCGTCACGCCCGTGATGGCCGGGGTTGAAACGCCCGTAATCGGTGTGAAGGTGGTGCCGTCATACAAAAGAGGCGAGTTCGTGCCGTTAAAGCAATATTGATAAATCCCGCCCGTGGTCGTCATTTGCACGGTGGAATAATAGCCCGATGTCCGCCCTGTTACCGTGGCCGTGATTGGCGTTGTCGGCGTGGAAGGCGTCGTGATGTCGTAAACCTTGTCGAGATCAGCGGCAAAGCGCTTGCGGCCACCTGCCCCGATATATTCCCACATGGACCGCACCGGGATAGCACCAGCCAACGTAGCGCTCTTGGCGCGTCCACCTCGCACGCGGATGCCGGTTGTGGTCGGAAACCAGTTGTCGAGCGTCAGTGCCGTTTCAGGTGACTGGATGGCGTAGTTTTCGGACAGCACCCAGCCCCTACGTGGTGCGGGGAATGTCTTGGCCTTCATCGCTGCCGGTCGGGCTGCTGTTGGTCTAACCTGACCTCTTGCGGGCCGGATCATGGGGAACGGTCCCGCGCGTCATAGGCCGCGTAATCAGCCAGAGCCGCTTCAAATTCAGCCATCTGGTCGGCGAAGTCCTGCCCGACATGCCGGCGTTGACGCCAGATAGCGCCCTTGGTCAGCAAATCTTCAGGGAATAGCGCTGTCTCGGCATCAAGGCTCATGCGGCTGGTGCCGTTCGATGCCCAATTCAGGGTTTGCACCGTCACGCTGGCCGTCGCGGCATTGGCGAGGAACGGGTAAAAGCTGATGGTTGAACCGACAAGCCGGAAGAACCGTGGCGTTCCTTGGATAGGGGTAAGGGATGCCCATTCATCAGGCGACAGGCCACCACGAACAGGAACACCGCCAGCGTTTACCGCATTGCCGTTTATCAGGCGCGAGAAGCCCGTAGGCAGGGCATGGGCCACCAGCGCGCCCGTGCCTGTCACGGTCGTTGTCTGCCGCAGCGCGCCCCAGTCCACGCGCCGTGCAACATCAAGCCCGGTATCATTGATGAACTGCACGATATTGACAATCTCTCTTGATGTCGAACCGCCAGCAGTCGCCGGAACGTCTAAAGCCGTGTTTCGGGCGACATCTTGGGCAATCGTGAGCAGCGTCATGGTGTGATTGTCCTCTGCCGCACGATGCCGTTAGCCCAACGGTCCCGCTCGTCATTGATAAGCATGTCATTCAATGCGCCGGCAAATAGCTGGTCGGTCATTGCGGCCAACTCAGGATCACGCACGAACTTGGCAGCCTCGAAGCCGACCGCGTATAGGTAAACCTGCGGATGGGCAGCCAGAAGCCAGTTGCTCGTCGTGGTTGATGTCGTCAGCGTCGGGATGGCTGCGAAGTAGATGACCGACCGCGTGCCTGTTGCGCCGTAGACCAGCACATTTGAACCCGAGACAGCGTAGGCGTCATCACCGGATGCAGTGTCGCGCGTATCAACGATTGAACCCGCCCGCATGGTCGTTGTGGGGTTGAAAAACAGTGAGATGATTTCAAGGCAATCAGCCGGCAAAGGCGCAACGCCATCGGTGAAGGTCAACGTCCCGTTGGTGATCTGCTGACGGGTGCGCAGTTTCTTGTTCAACGTCGCTTCGGCCATTTTGACCAGACGCGGGAACACGTCGCTAATGGCACGATTGCCGACATGATCCGAGACGGCTAGCCGAAGATCCAGATAGTCCGCAAAAGCGCTCATACGGTGCCATCCTTTGTCCGCCACGCCCTGTTTTCGCTGTCATTAAGCCAGCGGGACACAAAGGCGGTATCGCCTTCGGTGTGGGCCTGCGCCATGCCGCTATCGTAAAGGACGTTCAGCGGGATTGACGCCACGTGGTGATAGTCGCCAGACCATCCTGGCGCTGCCATGCTCCGCTGAGCCGTGTTGATATCAATGGTCGGCTCGACTTCGTAATCTGTCCGGAAGGTGAGTGTGCCGTCTGGGTTCTCACGTCGCCAGACCTGCCGGCCCAGCTTCGGTTGCCAGTCGTGCAAGGTCCAATCACCATCACGGATCTGCATGTCAGTCGCCCTTGTGCCGCTCGAACATGCCGGCTTCGATGCCGTCAAATGCAGCATCAACCGACACTTCAATGATCGAACCGGCAACAACGCGGTCCTCGGTGCCGTCCGGCTTTTCCTCGCGCCAGAAGTCGCGAATGACCTTGACCTTGACCGAACTAACGGCAACGGGTGCGGGGGATTTGGTATCTGCCACAATGGCCTCGTCTGGTTCGGGTGAAATGGAAAAGGGCGGCATTGCTGCCGCCCCCTGTGGTTTGCGTGGAACGCCTTTAGGCCACGGCATCAGGTCGAGGAGGTCAGGCCGAACACGTCGGCAACGACGCCAAGGCCCTTCTCATTCTTGACCTTGAGAGCGCCTTCACCGATCAGGACGAACTTCTTGGCGTCGCCGGTCTTGGCAACCTCTTTGTCTTCCTTGATCTTGCGGAACCAGCCAAACTGGAGATATTCGGGGTCCACAAAGAAGACGTTGCGTGCGAGCGTGGCAGAGCCAGCCATCACGCGGTTGGGGTGGATCATGACCTTGCCAAACGGGCCTTCGTAAACGTCAGCATTGGCAATGATGCTGTTGTTCTTGCCGGTGGATGCAGCGTAGCGGAAGGCCGCGACGTTGGTATCCGACATGAAGGTGACGAACACCGACTTGACGTAAGGCGAAGTGAACACATGGCGGAAATTTGCTCCGTTCGTGTAGCCTGACTGCATGACGGTATCCATGAGCACCTTGGTAAAGGCGCGCTGGGTGCCGTTGGTCGGAGCGGCTGTGAGGCCGGTGCCGGTATTATATCCGCCGTTAGCGCCGGTCGCACCGCGCGAGACGTTCGACGTGATCCAGGTGCTGAGCGAACCGAACTCACGGGTTGCGCCTGCCACCTGTGCGTTGGTGTCAACGATGGCGAACTCGGTATCCTTGCGAAGCTCGACGCCCTTCTTGAGCTTCTGATACTTCACCTGCTCGACGTTGCCGGCGTTGTTGGTGGCATCCTGCGTGCCAGAGATGACGCCATCCTTG